TGCTATGAAAGGTAAAGCTAAAAGTATAGAAGAAATCTTATCTAATATTAAAAAATATGACGATAAAGTAAGAAACAATGCTGGAGGAGCATATAACCATACCCTCTACTTTAACTTACTATCCCCAGATGCTACAACAAATCCCGTCGGCCAATTAAAAGAAGATATAGATAAAGCTTTTGGTTCTTATCAAAAGTTTAAAGAAGAGTTTACAAACGCAGGTACAGGACAATTTGGATCCGGATGGGCTTGGTTGACTCTTACTAGTAATGGACTAAAGATACATAGTACTCCTAATCAGGACAATCCATTAATGAGCTACTCTGAAATAAAGGGAGATCCTATTATAGGTATGGATGTTTGGGAACATGCATACTACCTAAAACATAAAAGTAAAAGAGCTAGCTATATCAAAGATTTTTTTAAAGTATTATGTTGGAAAACAGCAGAAGAAAATTACCAAAAACTAATTAATAAAGATAATGAAGATAATTAAACTTATTAAAGACTTAGTGCTTGAAGGTAAACTATCAGATTACGGTAAAAATAATACTCCAGCAGCATTGAATAAAGAAAAAGCTTTAGGTAGTAAAAAAGTAGATCCAATGGATTCTATTCAAGACCTAGATCTTAATACATTAGGTAGAAACGTAACAGTAAAAGAATACAGATACGGTCCTCTTAATCCTAACGACGAAAAAGGTTCTAAAAAATTCTGGGAAGATAAAGCTGAAATGTGGGATACAACAGTAGAACACGCTAAGACTTCAAGATGTTCTAATTGTTCTGCTTTTAATCAAAAGCCTGCTACTCTTAAAAAAATAGCTAAAGCAATAGGAGATGAGGGTCAAAAGATAGTTAAACAATCTAATATAGGTTTTTGCGAATTTTTCTGGTTTAAATGTGCAGGTGCTAGATCATGCGATGCATGGGTCGGAGGCGGTCCTTTAAAATAATTTATTATGCCATTAGGAAAAAAAGCTGACGCAGGAGATTATATAAAAGACTTTCGAAAATCTGATGCACCTCAATTTAAAGGTAAGTCTAAAAAAAAGAAAGATCAAATGGCTGTAGCTGCTTATTTAGCTAAAAAAGACGAAATCGTAGATATAGTTAGAGAACTACTACAGGAAGCTGACCCAAAAAAAGGTACTGGTAAAAAACCTAAAGGTTCTGACCGTAGGTTATACACCGATGAAAACCCTAAAGATACAGTCTCAGTAAAATTTTCTTCAAGACAAGATATAGTAGATACTTTAAATAAAAAATCATTTAAATCTAAATCTCATGCTCGTCAATCTCAAGTAATTAATTTAATTCACCAAAGAGTAAGAGCGGCATACGGTAGAGCAAAAGATCCTGCAGTTAAGAAAAGATTAAAAACAGCATTAGATTATGCTGAGCAAAGAAAAGAATCTTCTAAGAAAAAAACTCAAAGATTAAAAAAAGCTAAAAACGAAAGTTTATGGGCTAATATTAATGCTAAAAAGAAAAGAGGCGAAAAATCTTCTCATAAAAATTCTAAAGCTTATAAAGCTGCAAAAAAAGCAGGTACTTCATTAAAGAAATCCAAAATGAAAGAAATAGTTTTAGATGTACTATATGAAAAAAGCGTACATGACCCAGTTAAACCAGGTATACTAAAAAAACGATTAGGTGATCTATCGTGCTCAAAAGTTAGATCAGCAAAAAGTAAACTTAAAAACAAAGGTACACATTACGCTAAAGCTTTACAAAGATATTTAAATTACCACTGTCAATGATATTAACAAATAATAAACTTAATAAGAAGAGCTATTTTACAGTACCTACTTTAGATATTGATACTTTAATAGATAAGGATAGCGTAGACTTATTTGATCAGAACGGATATCATTTAACTAAAGCTGAACAAGCATATTTACAGTACAACGGATATAAGCCAATTGAAAGAAGGCATGAAGATTGTCTAAGGTACGATTGGTTAGTTTGGGATAAAAGAGAAGGAGCTCATATAAATCATTCTGATCTATTTGAGAGAAAAGGGTTTGATAAAGATGCTAGAGAACAGTTGTTACAAATAGCTAAAATTAACCCTATGTTGTATAAACTTATCAAAATGAAACCTAAATGGGGTATAGATATTTCTATAGACTACGTATCCGAGAACGCAGTATTCGAAGTTTTTCATTATGAATGGGATTCATTTAACTTTAATGCAGTAATAGATAAAAAAGGAGAAATCGAAGAGTTTATGCTTAAAAATGATTGGGATGATATTGCTAAAACTTTATGGAATAAAAAAGACGAATGGTATAATCTTGATTTTTTTGAGCAAACACAGTGGAGAACTGATTATTTTGGATTATCTCCAGAAAACTTTAAAAATGTTATTTGGGAAGATTAATCTATTTATTTATATACCTATATAAAACTTACACATATAATGGCTAAAGATAAAATTACTATTAAAGAAGAAGAAATGGGAGATGATGGATTCGTTGCGACTGACGATGAAAAAAAAGCTGCTGATCTAGCTAAAGACGGAGTTAAAGTCAAACTTACTAGTGAACAAGAAGGAATAACTTTTTCAATTAAAGAAACTAAAGCAATAGCAAAAGAAGTAGGAAAAGCATTAATCGAAGCTTTGAGAGAAGCAGGTGATGAAATAGAAACAATTAAAGCTCATCATATTCAAGAAAATACTTTTGATGTATATGTAAAATATAAAAACGATTTTGAAGACGAATTTACTTTTGATATTAGAGAAGATAGGTTACATTTAGTAGATTTTTCTTTTGATAAAGATTTAGTTGACGTAGGAGTTAAACCCTCAGGAGAGCCTATAGTTAATGTAGATGTATTAAAAAATGAATTACTAAAACACTTTAAATCTCTAAACGAAGAAGAAACAGATAGGCAAAAATATCTGAGAATGTTAGATATGTACAAAAAATCTTCTGGTCAAGATAGAAAAGATTTAAAAGGTAAAGTTGAAAAAGCGGCTAAACAAGTTGGAATTAAATTACAATTATCTGAAGCTCCTGAAGGTATGTATTACTTAAAAGTAGACATTAGAGATGCTAGACAGGCTATTGGAATACTTGACGATAAATACAGAAAAGAAGTTGAATTTAGCGGTTCAGATACTTATTACTTTAATGACGAAACTACTGCCTACGATGCTATGATGGACTTAAAAGCTAACGATATAGTGATAGCTGATACTAATTTAGACCTATTCGCTGAAGGAACAGATAACGAAATGGAATTAAAAGGACAAGAATTAGTAGACTATATAATGAACCATTGGAATTGGTCAGAAGAAAAAACATTAAAGTTTCTTGCAGATAAATTCGGTAATAGTCAAGAAATAAAAGAAGAATCAGACTTAATTAAAAAATATCAACAGAGTATACCTAATTATCCTAGACTGGCTTTAGATATCTTAAATAAAAATAAAAAAGAAATAGGTAGTATATACGATAAGTACAAAGGTCAAGGTCAAAATGCTAATATGGCATTAAAAAAAGATTTAATGACATTGCTTCAACCAGACATCGATAATGTTGATGTTCCGGAAGATAAAAAAGAACTAGTTATGAAATATATTAAAATGGGACTAGCATCTCATGAAAGAGCATCTATCTACAGAGCAGGGGGCATCAACCCAGATACTAAGGTAGTAGGGGAAGCTAATATAAATCCTGAAGCAGAAAAATACGTTAAAAGATTTATTTCTGGTGTAGCACAAAAGTACGGCTATGATGAAATGGACGCAGTACATCTTATTTATCAAGTACTTGCAAATACAGGTTACCTAGATATGAGATTAGAAAATATTAACGAAAGAGTTGGTGCTTTACAAGATTTTATTAACCTAATAAGAGATAGAGCTATTGATAGTGAATTCTCAGAACAAGAAGAAGCACTAGAAGTAATAGAAGCTTTAGCAGATCATTACGGTATTAAAATACAAACAGGCGGTTTTGTAGGAGAAGGTCAGTTAAAAGAATATACAGACCGTTCATTCACAGGATCAGGAGTAATAGATGATGCTAATGAAAAAAGTCCAGATATGTTTACTAAAAAGTTATTTGCAGACCTACTACCTAAAGGAGTAGCTAGTGAAAACGATGCCATAGAAGCTTTAAAAGCACATGATAAGAGTGGTATCAAAGCTAGAATGGGGCAATATGCTCCAATGTTTGTTCATCTTCAATATCATAATTTAGAGCATGAAGGTGAAGACTATAGAATACATCAAAAACAGTATTATAATAGCAACTTTAAAGATAAAGATCCAGACTTTAATCCTGAAGTATCTCTATTAACATTAATTAAGATTACTAAGAAAGCAGCCGATAGACGTGATAGAGAAGAAACTGAGGTGTTAGGTAAAATAGTTGTTAAAACTGATCAATATATACAAGATCTTAGTAACTTACCTGGATTAGGTAAGGGAGTAAGTGAAGCAATAAATGAAGATGAAAATGCACTAATTATCAACGGTAAAGCAGTTGATATTGGGACTATAGAAGTAGATGGAGTAGATAAATCTCAAGGATATGATGATGGTACCGCAGATGCATTTGCTGTATATGCTGAATTTGAAGATGGTAGTAAATTAACCGATAGTGAACTAGAAGAACTTACAGATGACAATCCTGATTTAATTCATAATCTTGCCATAGATTCTTTTCATGAATCAGCACCAGGTTACAAACACGACTGTGCTGCTCATGTAGTTCACGAAACTTACGGCCATGGAATGTGTATACCAGAAAAACATACCTTAATTAAAGAAGGAAATAAGTATGTAGTAACTCATTACGATGTGGTTTTTAAGAAAGATAGAAAAGTAGTAAGAGATATTCCGGTCAACGAGTTAAAAATAATTACTCAAAACGAACACTGGCATAAAGGGTATAAAAAGAAAAAGAAATAATATGAAAGTAAGTAGATTTAAATATTTAGTTGAACAAGCTTATTTGGAAGTCTTAAAAGAAGCTGATGAACCTAAACCAGAAGATCCAATAGGGGATGAAAAAGCTAGTGAACAGACAGTATTAGAAGATGCTACTGATCAAATGTTAAGCAAATTTCCAACTTTAAAAAATACTTTAGTTAAACTTATGACTGAGGATTTTAAAGAATTTGTAGATACTATAGATTGGGTATCACCTAAACCTACTACTTTTAAAGTAAATTTAGTAAACGGTCAAGATTTTACGTTAAAATGGACCGGTAAAAATTTCCAAGCTCAAATATTAGGTAAAAGGTATATGCTTGGAAATATAAGTGATTTTCAACAAGCTTTAGATAAATTATCTAAACTCTATCAACAAGCACCTTTAAAAGGAGCTGGTGAAGAAGGCGGCGAAGGCGGCGAAGCAGACTTTGGCGGAGGCGGAGGCGGAGCAGACTTCCCCGGTGAAGAAGGTGGAGGCGAAGAAGCAGCATTTGATGATGCAGGAGCAGCCGGAGGAGAAGAAGGCGGTGGAGAAGACCTAGGCGGAGAAGAAATAGATTTCGAAGCAGGAGAAGAAGGATAAATGAATCTTATAGATAAAGTCATATTAGAATGGTCTTATAGGACCAAAAAAGGATACCCTGATATCAACAATAGAGATGATGTAAGGATATTTGAGTCTTTATTTGGAATTGACTTATTTGAAGGAAAAAAACCTATAGAATACCTTTCACCTGAAGCACAAAAATTAGGTAAAGAACTTATTAAAAAATTAGGTCTTGAAGATGATGAAATAAAAGCTCATGCAAAAAATAGAATTATAGTATATACTGATAGACCTAGGCAAGAAGTATTTAATTCACTAAAAGATTTAGGTTACGAAAAAGATTTGATCAGAGGCTCCAGTGCAGGAGGTTTTAAAACACCTGAAGGAATTGAAATTATTCATAAAGCTCAAACGTCTGTTGGTGATGCTGGATTGGATAATGAGGATATTGTAGTTAGAAAAATAAAAGAAAGAGCTGAACTTGAAAGACAGATTACAGTTATATTTAAAGGTTCAAATAAATCTTTAGAATATAAAGGTGTTACTGGGGCAGTAGGAGTAGGAAGAGAAAGCGGAGGAAATAAAAAAGCTGATATAAAACTTTTAACATCAGGTGGTGACAAGGGTATTTCCATAAAAAAAGACGGCCCATTTAGATGGTCTTCAGCAATGAAAACCCATGGAGATATTTTTCATAAAGTAATGGGTGATGCATATAAAGGTAAAAGAAGTGATTTAAAATTAATTTCAGATAAAGATAACCCTAGAGTGCTAGTTATGATGAATCCAAAAAATAACTTACCATACGGTAGAATTCATGTAATCAATGCACCAGGATTAGATTTTGAAACTATGGCATTCGGATCTGATAAAGTATCAGTAGTACAACGTACTTTTGAGGACGATGATTTTAAATTTAATAAGGGAGTACTAACTATTACTTCAACTAAAGTATATAAAGAGGTTAGTGACTTTGACGATGATGATAAACCTATTATACAGTTTGAAAGAAATGCATCAAAAGCATCACAGACAGATGGTTATGTAGGTAGGGGTATCACTATAAGAACTGTACCTATATCAGTTAAAAATAAAGTAACATCTAGAGCGAATAACCTTACTATAGATTATAATGATCTAGATATATAAAAGTTATGGCACAGAATATTAAAAAAATAATAGCACAAGAGTTTTTAAAATGTGCTAAGGATCCGTCGTACTTTATGAAAAAGTACTGCTATATACAGCATCCTACTAGAGGTAGAATTCTTTTTAATTTATACCCTTTTCAGTCAGAAGTCCTACATTTATTCAGGGATAATGACTATATTATTACTCTTAAATCTAGACAGTTAGGTATTTCTACTTTAGCAGCAGCATATAGTTTATGGTTAATGCTCTTTCATAAAGATAAAAATGTATTAGCATTAGCAACTACACAGGCAACAGCAAGAAACTTGGTTTCTAAAGCAATGTTTATGTACGACCAGTTACCTAAGTGGTTACGTTTACCTGCCGTAGAAAAGAATAAATTATCATTAAGACTTAAAAACGGTTCTAAAATTACAGCTAAATCTTCTAACGCAGATGCAGCAAGATCAGAAGCTGTTTCCCTGTTATTAATAGATGAAGCAGCGTTTATAGATAATATTGCAGAAACCTTTACAGCTGCGCAACAAACGTTAGCAACGGGTGGACAGTGTATGGCTTTATCAACTCCTAACGGAATTGGAAATTGGTTTCACCAAACTTGGGAAAAAGCAGAATCAGGGGAAAACAGTTTTTTACCTATAAGATTACCGTGGACCGTTCATCCCGAAAGAAATGATGAATGGCGAGATCAGCAAGATCGAGACTTAGGACCTCGAATGGCTGGTCAGGAATGTGATTGCGATTTTCTAGCATCAGGAGATACTGTTTTTGAGCCGGATGATTTACTTTTTTACGAACAGACTTATCAAAAAGACCCTGTTGAAAAAAGAGGAGTTGATGGTAATTTATGGATTTGGGAACAACCTGATTACTCAAAATCTTATATGGTAGTAGCCGATGTAGCTAGAGGAGATTCAGCAGATTACTCAGCTTTTCACGTATTTGATATTGAAACCTGTGTACAGGTAGGTGAATATAAAGGTAAATTATCTCCTAAAGATTTTGGAAATGTTCTGGTAGCAGTAGCAGCTGAGTATAATGACGCTTTATTAGTTGTAGAAAACGCTAATATAGGATGGGCTACTATAGAACAAGTAATGGAAAGACAGTACCGTAATCTCTACTATAGTCCTAGAAACCAAATGGATACAGTAGAATCATATATGGCTAAATATGAAAGAGACAAACTAGTACCAGGCTTCACTATGTCAATGAGAACTAGGCCCTTAGTTATAGCTAAAATGATGGAATATATAAGGGAAAAAGGTGTTACCGTACAGTCAAAGCGATTAATGGGTGAAATGAGAGTATTCGTTTGGAAAAATGGTAAAGCTCAAGCACAAACTAGTTACAATGATGACTTACTAATGGCGTGTGCAACTGCACTATATGTTAGAGATACTGCTTTAAGGTTAAGACAACAAGGAATGGACCTAGCTAGAGCCCAGCTTTCTTCATTTACTAACCTTAATGCTAAAAATAGATCTGTAATAAAAACAGTTGGAAATCAACAAAATAATCCGTATATTATAGATACTGAGCATGGAAAAGAAGATATTTCTTGGATACTTAGATAAACGATATTTATAAATAAACTGTATTAATGGCAGATACTTCACTTTTTAAACGATTAGGTAGATTATTTTCTTCCGATGTAGTAATAAGAAATATAGGTGGTGATACACTAAAAGTTGCTGATGTAAATCAGATACAAACAACTGGCAGATATCAGACTAATTCTTTAATAGATAGATTTTCAAGATTATATATCTACAATAATAAAAATATTTTTAATCCTAATCTTAACTATCAGACATTAAGAATACAATTATATTCTGATTATGAGGCTATGGATACTGATCCTATAATAGCATCAACCTTAGATATACTATCTGATGAAGCAACTTTAAAAAACGATATGGGGGAAGTACTTTCCATAAAATCTTCAGACGAAAATATACAGAAAATTCTTTATAATTTATTTTACGATGTTTTAAATATAGAATTCAATTTATGGTCTTGGACTCGTAATATGTGTAAGTATGGAGACTTCTTTTTAAAATTAGAAATAGCAGAAGAATTTGGAGTTTATAACGTTCTTCCTTATACAGTTTACCATATGACAAGACAAGAAGGTTTAGATCCTGATAATCCTGCAAAAGTAACTTTTCAATTAGATCCTGACGGATTAGCTTCATCTCAAGATCCTAATTACAGACCTAAAAGTAACAGTAAAGTAGTAGAATTTGACAATTACGAAATAGCACACTTCAGATTAATCTCAGATACTCACTACTTACCTTATGGTAGATCTTTTATAGAGCCTGCTAGAAAAATATTCAAACAACTTACTTTGATGGAAGATGCGATGTTGATACATCGTATTATGAGAGCTCCTGAGAAAAGAACTTTTTATATTAACGTAGGACAAATTCCACCAAACGAAGTTGAGCAGTTTATGCAAAAGACTATCAATCAAATGAAAAAAACACCTTTCGTTGACCCTAATACAGGAGATTATAATCTTAGATTCAATATGATGAATATGATGGAAGATTATTATATTCCTATGAGAGGAGGAGATACTCAAACTAAAATTGATACTACAAAAGGTTTAGACTACGACGGTACTAATGATATAGAATACCTAAGAGATAAAATGTTTGCAGCATTAAAAGTACCTAAAGCTTATTTCGGATATGAAGGAGATTTACAAGGGAAAGCTACACTAGCTGCGGAAGATATAAGATTCGCTAGAACAGTAGAAAGAATTCAAAGAATAATGGAATCTGAATTAACTAAGATTGCTTTAGTTCATCTTTACGTTCAAGGATTTAAAGGTGAATCATTAACTAATTTTGAAGTTAGTTTAACAAATCCATCTATAATATTTGAACAAGAAAAAGTAGCTTTGTTAAAAGAAAAAGTTGATTTAGCGAGCCAGATGTTAGATACTAAATTATTTCCTACAGATTATATTTACGATCATATATTTAATTTATCAGAAGATCAGTATATGGAAATGAGAGATTTGGTCACTGAAGATTATAAGAGATTATTTAGAATAGGTCAAATAGAAAATGAAGGTAATGACCCAGCTAAGTCCGGTAAGTCTTACGGTACTCCACATGATTTGGCTTCTCTATACGGTAGGAGACAGGGAGATTCTAAAGGTATGCCATTTGGTTCTGTACCCGTAGGATATGAAGACGATACCCCAGGTATAGGAGATATAGGACCTAAAGGAGGTAGACCACGTATACATGCTTCTCACTACGGAACTAACGATGGTTTAGGTGGAAGAGACCCGCTGGGTACTGATGGAATGAAAGGAGGATTTGATTCTGATAACGAAAAAGTAAACGAAAACGACCAGAAAATAGATAATACTTTAGCTAAATCTATGTTTTTCAAAAACAAAAACTTATTTGACGATACTAAACAGATAATATTTGAAAATAAAGAAAAAATAGAAGACGGTCTATTGGACGAATCTCAAATCGAAGATTTAGATAAACAATAACTATTTATATAGGTAAGGTATACTATGTGTACAACAAAACTTTTAAATAATGCGCATTAAACATAGTAAGTATAAAAACACAGGACTTATATTTGAGTTGCTGGTAAAACAGATAGCATCTGATACACTTAATAAAAAAGATTCTAAAGCTGTAGAAATTCTTAAACGCTTTTTCACTGGCAAGTCAACTTTGGTACGTGAATTTAAACTATATGAATTTGTACTTAAAAACAAATCTGTCAACCAGTCTAAAGCTGAATCTATAGTTTCTACTATTATAGAAGTATCTAGAAATATTGATAAAGTAGATCTTAAAAAACAAAAGTATTCTCTAATAAGAGAAATAAAAAATAGCTACGATTTAAAAGAATTCTTTTCTATTAATGTTAAAGACTATAAATCTTTAGCTGCTCTTTACTGCTTAATGGAAGCACATAAAGTAACAGATGTAATAGATCCTAATTTTTTAGTAGATAATAAAACGACTATTTTAGAACATTTAACTAAAGAAAGACAGAATAAAAGTAAAGTAAGAGATAGCCTTATTGAAGAATATAGCAAATACGATAAAGATTTAAAACTATTAACTTTTAAAATTTTATTAGAAAAATTTAATTCAAAATACGGCACCTTACTACCTGAACAGAAAAATATTTTAAAAGAATTTATAACGTCCGTAGATTCTTCTGCTCGTTTACGAAATATAGTAAATGAAGAATTAAAAAAACTTAAAACTATAATTGAAAAATTAAAAGATAAGGTAGACGATGAAATAGTAGTAATAAAATTGCAAGAAGTTGCTAAAACAATTATACCAGTTGCTAAAACGAAAAAAGTAACTGACGATCATTTAGTTAATATAATGCAATATTATGAACTAGTTCAAGAGCTCAAACAATCATGAAAATAAGTGAATTGAGAAAACTTATTAGAGAGGTATTGCATGAGATGAACGAAATTAGTGCTACCGGTACAGGAGCAACTTTTACACCAGGGTCAGGAGCTCAGTATGCTACTCCCTATGCTTTTGGTAAAAAAGGTAAAAAAAATAAAGCAACTCAATATGGAGAGAAGCTTGGTTTCAAAACAGTGAAAAGAAAAAAAAGACCGTATAATACAAAAATGTATGATTATTTAGATGAAAACAATACAAGAAAAATATAACGCGATACTAGAAGGTAAGTTCAGTAAAACTCAATTTGTAAGAGATGCTAAAAGAGAACTACCTCAACTAATTTCTCCATATAATGGATATAACGACTCTGTAACAATACTCAAAAGTAGAGGTATTTTATCTGAAAAGAAACTTACTGGAGTGCAATCTTATGATGCTAGACCTGAAGAAAGTTACTCATTAGATACTTTAGAAAGAGCAGTAGATTACGAATTAGAGGGTATGGGCTTAATGTCTAATGAAACTGTTTCTGATGAAGATTACGGTAAAGCTAAGAAAAAAGCTATAAAAAATTTAGAAAAAGATCCTAACCACTACTATCACTTACTATCAGGAGATTCTAAAAAAGTTGATAAGCATGATCAAATGATCCCAGTAAAAAAAAATAATCATGTAGACGTTTTTAATGGTTTGAAAAAAGCAGACCTTAGAGAAGCCAAAATACTACTTAAAGAAGGTAAAACCGAAGACTTAGCAAAGAAACTTAATATATCTGTAGAAGCCTTAAAAGCTGCTATGGAAAAAATTAAAAAGGGAGAAATAGCTGCAACAGATGCCGCAGCCAAAAAAGCTAAATTCTCAGAAGAAGTGGACGAATCAGCATCTAAGAAATTAGATATGATAAGACAACATTTACATCAAAAATTTACTGATCCTAATAATCCTGATAACAAAATGATAGATGATGAAATGATTGACGGATTTTTCTCAGTAGCTCCAGACAATCTTTTAGATATGGATATGGAGGAAGTTGAAAACGAATATGACCTTTATGTTGATGCTAATTACGATTTAGACGAAAAGAAAGGGAAAGATCACGACGGAGACGGAGATATAGATGGAGACGATTATATGGCAGCTAAAGATAAAGCTATTAAAAAAGCTATGGGCAAAGACGTAGAAGAGACTAAAGGAGCTCCTGATGGACATTATTTTACAAAATCAGGTAACTTAGTTAAAGGTAAATTAACACCTGATGCAAGAGAAAGAGGCGCTAGATTAAGTGATCCCAAAGATAAACAAAGATCTAAAGTACCACCAGTTACTCAATATAACGAAGGAGATTTAGATATAGGTCATCAAGATGATGAACCAGATATGCTTAAGCAGTATGCATATGATATTGCACATTATGCAGCTAAACTATATAAAAGTCTACATAAGTATGATCAAATGGATGGAGAAGTTGATTTTCCTAACTGGTGGCAATCTAAAGTAATATTAGCTAGAGATTATATTTCAAAAGCGCAACATTATCTTGAGTTTGAAGAAAAGCAACCTGCTATAGACCAAATGGCTTTAGAAGAAGGTAGACGTAGAAAAATGAAAGGCGGTAAAGTAGTAACTGAAAACGATTACGAAACCGGTGGATATGTAGAATCCATGGCTCCTATGTTAGAAAAAGTAATGAGACAGTTAGAAGCAGTCTGGGAAGAATGGAAAGCTGGTCCAGCTACCGAAGCAGCAATGGTACCTCATGCAAAAAAAGACCTTTTAAATTACTTAGAAAACAGAATATCAGTAGGAGAAGAAGTAATAGACGAACTTACAGAAGAAGAAACTGAATTAAAAGAAGCAGTTAAAGCTATAATTACTAAAATAATTAACGAAGATACAGTTAATGAAGCAGCTACAGGTAATTTATCTAAAATGGCTAGTACATATAGTGATTTTGAAGGTATGCAAGCAGCGATCAATGATTTAGAAAATATAGTAACTGATGTAGAGTCTTATTATGCTAAAACTAAAGAAAAAATTCAAAAAGTATATGATAGCTTTAAAGATATTAAAAATGCTGAAGGATTAGCAGTAGGAGCTATGTTAGGACCAGCTATAGAATCTGCTTTTAGAAAAGACTTAATGCCGGTAACCGAAAAAGGATTTACTAAAGGATTAGAAATGCCTAAAGTAAAAATGCTAGAAACTGATGAAATAGCAGAAGAAGAGCTAGAAGAAAAAGAAACAGTATTTAAACCAGTTACTGAAGAAAAAAAATATAAGTATACTAAAAAAGTTAATAAAAGTAAATCTTTAAATGAAGCACGTGAGTATACTAACAATAGTTATAAAGTAGATACAGATGCTGTTGATAAGTATATGAGAAATAAAGAAGATGAACTCAAAAAATTAGGAAATGATGCTTATCATCTTTCTAATTTCTTTATATCTAAATTAACTCGTCCTAAGACTTCTCTAAAAGCTGGATACGATAATGGTGGCACTCAATTAAAAAGTCTGTTTAATAAAATGGACAATCAACTAGTAGATAAAGTATTACAAATTATATCAAGAGCATTCGATTACGCAGCTCTACAACCAGGGTATGAAGATGATCAAGGTAATCCAATAAAAGCAAAAGCTTCTCATAAACGAGGAGTTAATCCTTTCGATTCAATTAAATAAAAAAATAATTATGGCTAATGTATTAGTAAATGTTACACCATTTAAATCCATCCTTCGAGAATCTAAGGAAAGACCCGGAGTATTTGAAGTAGAAGGAGTTATGCAAAGAGCTGGTGCAAAGAACCAAAACGGCAGAATATACGAAAAAGATCTTCTTGAAAGAGAAGTTGAAAAGTATATGGACGAATTTGTTAAAAACGGAAACGCTTTTGGTGAACTAGATCATCCTGAATCAGCTGTAGTATCTTTAAAGAACGCATCCCATGTAGTAAAAGACTTACATTGGGACGGAGATGACTTAATTGGTAAAGTAGAATTACTTAATACACCAGCTGGTAATATTGTTAAAGAAATAATCAAAGCTGGCCATACTATAGGTATATCATCTAGAGGCACAGGCTCAGTACAACAAACTAATGAAGGATATTTAGAAGTACAATCTGATTTTGAATTAGTATGTTGGGATTTTGTATCTAATCCATCTACACACGGTGCATTTATGAATCCTGTATCATTAAATGAAGGAAAAGCTGTAGTAGATAAATTTGCTAGAGTAAATAATCTTATCAACGACATATTAAGATCATAGATCTTTATAAATTTATTTTGTTTTTGTAAGTTGTATATATTTATATACAAATATACAGTCCTTTATACTGTATTAAAAACATTATAAACTTCACATTACGGTTTCAATAATCGTACGAACACACAAATTTTTTATTAAAAATGGCAAATAAAGATTTATTCAAGCAAGCTATTGCTGAAGCTAAATCTGTAAGAGAAGCCGCTATTGCTAATGCTAAAGAAGCTTTAGAAGAGACTTTAACTCCTCATCTTAAAGACATGTTAGCTGCTAAACTTCAAGAAATGGATGATTCATCTGTCGAAGAAGAAGTAGTAAACGAAGTCGAAGAAGAGGTAGAAGAAGGAATGGATAAAGACAAAAAAGACGAAGCTATAGAGGAAGATCTTTCAGTTGAAGCTGAAGAAATGGATGCTGACGATGCTGACGATGATTCAGAAGAATCTGATGAGGAAGCAGAAGAAGATGTTGAGGTTAAGGACATGGAAGTGGACGACCTTAAAGATCTTATCCGTGATATTATTGCTCAAGAAATGGGACATGATTCCGAAGGCGAAGAAATGCCTGGAGAAGAAATGCCTGCTGATGACATGGTAGGAGCGGAAGACGAAGAAGAAATTGACTTAGACGAACTACTAAAAGAAATCGCTGAATTATCTGAAGAAGATAAAGAAGACAAAAAGATGGAAGAAGAAGTAGAAGAAGGTAAAGGAGATAAAGATATGGATGAAGCTATGGATCATGACAAAAAAGATGAAGCTATGGACCACGACAAAAAAGACGAGGCTATGCATTCTGATGATCACAAAGACGAATCTATTAACGAATTCGATGCTGATGTTGTAGCAGTTGGTGCTCCACTTGTAATGAGTGTTGTAGCAGCCGGTGTAGCTAAAATGGGATATGATGCAGTCATGGACTTAATCAAAAGAAAATTCCCTAAACAAGATGCACAGTACAGCGCAAAAGAAGACGGAGAAAAAGTCTCTGAAGTAGAAGCTAATGAAGTAGACACAGATATGGATGAAGCTAAAATGGATGATGTGATGATGATGCTTAAAGACAAAGCTAAAAAAGCTGGCAAATCAGTAGCTGATTTTGTAAAATCCATTGAAATGGGTAAAATGTCTGATGCAATGAGAGAAGTAGAAATAGAAGAAACTAGTGAACTAGAAGAAGCTATGGAAACTATCAATGAGTTGAAAGGCAAAATGCAAGAAGTTAATCTTCTAAATGCTAAATTACTTTATGTCAACAAAGTCTTCAAAACAAATAATTTAACTGAATCGCAAAAAGTAAATGTTATCGCTGCATTCGATAAAGCCGAAACAGTTAAAGAAGTAAAATTAGTATTCGAAACTGTTGCTGATAATGTAGTTGCTAAAACTACAAAAAGCACCATTAGAGAATCAAAACTAGGTATGGCATCTAAAGCTACAGGAACAACTGCTTCTAAACCAGAAGTAATTACTGAAGCTAGTGAAGCTGTATTAAGGATGCAAAAATTAGCTGGAATTATTAAATAAATTAAAACTTAAATTCAATCATGGAAATTAACCAATTATTGGAAGGGTCTAACAATTTTAAGCGACTGCAAGAAGACAATGCACGTTTAGCTGAAAAGTGGGCTCAATCAGGATTATTAGAAGGATATTCTAATGAAACTGAAAAAAACAACATGGCTATGATCTTGGAAAACCAAGCCAAGCAAATCGTAGCTGAACAGTCTAGCACTGGTACTGGAGGATCTTTTTCTGCAGGACAGGGTGAGCAGTGGGCTGGAGTAGCTTTACCTTTAGTACGTAAAGTATTTGCTCAAATCGCTGCAAAAGACTTCGTTAGTGTACAGCCAATGAACTTACCTTCAGGCCTAGTATTCTACTTAGACTTTAAATACGGAACAGTAAAAGATGGATTTGGAGAAGCTGCAGGCAATCCAAATATGTACGGTAACTTATCCTCAGGATCTGCTAAGATGGGAGTAGATGAAGATGTTAGCGGTGGTCTTTACGGAGTAGGTTCTTACGGATATTCTATTAATTCTTCATCACTATTATTTAGTGGAGCAAATGATCTAGACGCTACTTTAGCAACTGGTAAATTTACTACTGCTTCATTTGCTTTAACAGATGAGCATGTTTACGATTATGACGCAGATTTCTCTGCTTCTATTATTGCAGCAGGAACTGAAGCTAGATTAATTAGAATTAACTTCTTAGGAGCTGACTTTACAGACGGTGACTTTGAAGCAGTAAGAGCATGGAACTTAGTAGATGACAACGGTGCTGATATTACTAGAATCTACCCAGAGTATACTAAATACAACGCTGCTACTGATACAGTAACATTCGTTGCTTTAGAAACTGCAGCAGCAGGAGCTGGATCTGTAGATAATGGAACACATCCACTTATTACTTTCGTTAAACAACCTAAAGATAACACAAGAGGAGACTTTGAAGATGTTCCAGCAGGATCAATTCAAATTCCAGAAATCAACGTAGAACTTGCTTCTGAAGCAATTGTTGCTAAGACTAGAAAGTTAAAAGCACAATGGACTCCAGAATTTGCTCAAGATCTTAATGCTTACCACAGTGTAGACGCTGAGGCAGAATTAACATCATTATTGAGTGAGTACATTTCTATGGAGATCGATCTTGAAATCTTAGATATGTTAATTGGAGGAGCAGTAACTACTGAAAGATGGTCTGCTAAATCTAATAAAGTATGGACAGGTACTACTACAGGTGGTGCGTGGGCATCTATTGGAGTAGCTGATGGTGGATACTATAATACTCAAGGACAGTGGTTCCAAACTTTAGGAACTAAAATCCAAAAAGTATCTAACAAAATTCACCAAAAAACTCTTAGAGGTGGTGCTAACTTCTTAGTTGTATCTCCAACAGTTTCTACTATCCTAGAATCTATTCCAGGATATGCAGCAGGAGATCCAGGAGACAAAATGGACTACGCTTTTGGAGTACAGAAAATAGGTCAATTTAACGGAAGATATAAAGTATATAAGAATCCTTATATGACTGAAAACGTAATCCTTATGGGATATAGAGGTTCTCAGTTCTTAGAAACAGGAGCTGCTTATTGCCCATACGTTCCATTAATGATGACTCCTCTAGTATACGATCCAAATACCTTTACACCAAGAAAAGGTATCATGACTCGTTATGCTAAGAAGATGATCAGACCAGATTTCTACGGTAAGATTTTTGTTAGCGATGTAGCTACAGTATAATCTAACATAGATTTTCTATAAATTAAGAGAGGCCTTCGGGCCTCTTTTTTTTTGGTTATATACTTTATTTTTCCGATATTTATATAAAGAAACTAAAACGTTATTATATATGCCTTCAAACCACCACAACGACGACGTGTTCGTTCAAAAAAGAAGACCGAAAAGACCAATTAAATTTAACGTACAACTTAACGAAGAACAAAAAAGAGCAAAAGCACTTATACTAGAAAACCCAATTACTATGCTTAAAGGTATGGCTGGATCTGGAAAAACATTGGTTGCAACACAAGTTGCTCTAGATATGCTATTTACTAAACAGATAGAAAAAGTTATCATAACAAGACCAACAGTAGCTAAAGAAGAAATAGGATTTTTACCAGGAGATATAAGAGAAAAAATGGATCCTTGGTTAGCACCAATTTATCATAACTTATTCATGCTTTACAACGAAGCTAAAGTAAGGAAAGAAATGGAAGCAGGAAGTATAGAAATTGTACCTTTTGCTTTTATGAGAGGAAGAACATTTGTTAATTCATTTGTAATAGTAGACGAAGCTCAAAACGTAACTCATAGTCAAATGGAAACAGTTATAGGTAGATTAGGTCAAGGATCTAAAATGGTAATATGCGGAGATTTAGCTCAAATTGATCTCAAAAATAAAAGAGATACTGGATTTTCGTTTTTAGCTAGGTTAGAAGAAAACGTACCTGGATTTAAAACAGCTTCTTTAGAATATAATCATAGACATCATATAGTTGCCCCTATATTAGAGGTATATAAAACCTTCAGGGATTAATTGCTATTTATAAATAAACTATATCAACATGGCCAATTTTACTTACTTTATAAGAGAAAGAGTTAAACTTAACGGAGTTGAAAGAGGTACTAACGTAGAAATACGTATTCCCGGTATCAATCATGCAGACTCTAGAGTAATGAACATACCTTCAGGTTCTTCAACAGAATTAATTAACGTAGATAACCTACCAGGAGCTGGTCAGTTTGTATCAAGTAGTATAAAGTATGCTAGAGTAACTAATTTTGCAAGTAGCTCAATCAACTTACAAGTTAGTGGTTCTACTGGAGAGCTTAATTTTTTAGTAACCGGTAGCGGTAGTTTTATCTTTAGCTCAGAGTTCGTTAGTGAAACTTTTAACGACGGATTTTTATATGGAGATCTAAGATCTATAAAAGCATCTCCAATAGACCCTGATGCTACTGTAGGTTATTTTATAGCATTAACATAAAATAAAATAATATGGCTGATATTGCAATTTGGGACGGTAGTACTAACTTCGTAGCTGGAGAATCTACTCCTTTTGGTTTTTACGATGATGATTTAGCTTTTCAAGAAGATGCACCTAAAGTAGCTAGATACATAGCTGAAAAATTAGGCTTTCCTGTACTAGACGTTGAACTAAGTGAAAGAAATTTTTATACTGCTTTTGAAGAGGCAGTAACCGCTTATGGTAAAGAAGTTATAGAAGCCATAGCAGCAGAAACTATTTCAAGTCAAATCGGTGGTTCAGCTTCAGGTACTGCAGTCAATACAACTTTATTTAAACCTAGTTTAAAAAGTGTCATAGAGACTAGTAAGCAGTATGGAATGGAAGCAGGAGTAGGAGGTGATGTAGATATGAAAAGTGCTTTGATAGATTTAAAAATAAATCAACAAGAGTATGATCTAGAAGCTTTAATTAATGACGGAGATATAGAAGTAAGAAAAGTTTTTTATGAAGCTCCACCTTCAATATTACGATATTTTGACCCATATGCAGGAACAGGAACAGGTATACAGTCCCTTATGGATGCATTCGATTTCGGCTCGTTTAGTCCCGGTGTTAATTTCCTATTAATGCCTGCTTCTTATGACTTACTTAAAGTACAAGCTATTGAATTTAACGACCAAATAAGAAGATCGTCTTATTCTTTTGAAATAAATAATAATAAACTAAGAATATTTCCAGTTCCAAAAAATGAAGGTAAACTTAAAGTACAGTACTATAGAACTGAAGAAAAAACTTACGATACTGGAGACGGAGTAAGTATAGATGCTACCGCCTCAACTGAAGGTAGTGTTCAAGGTTCTGGAGGAGGAACATCAACCTCAGGAGTATCTACTAATATTTCAAATGTTAATGCTCAAAATTTAGTTTATTCTGAAATTAACGCTATAGGAAGACAGTGGATTTTTAAATATGCAGCAGCAACTGCTAAAGAAATGCTTGCATACGTAAGAGGAAAGTACCAAACGGTGCCCGTACCTGGCTCAGAAGTAACTATGAATGCATCAGATCTTCTACAAGATGCAAGAGAAGAAAAAGTATTCTTAGTTGAAGATTTAAAAGCTACTATGCAAACTGCATCAATGACTAATCAATTAGAACTTGCAGCAACACAAACAAAATATATAAACGATGCTATGGCTGGGGTACCAATGCACATATACATAGGATAATGAAAATATTAAAATTGATAAATGAGATACAATTTTCTATCTACCAAGCTATGGTAAGAGTAGGGCATTCCGAAGATGTTACAGTACAGGATATTGGAGAAATGCTTAGAGCTATACCCAGTGTACTAACTATCGGCCAGGTATCACATGATTCAAATAATAATACTGCTGTATTAAAAGTTAAAATACTAACTACTAAAACAGCTAGTGAAGCTTTCGCTTCATTTAAACAAACTTCTATACAAAGAATACCCGAAGTTAAAAAAATAGAAGTTGCAGAAAAAACAATTGAAAAGAAAAAGTAACATATGTTATTTGGTAGTCAAAAAGATTTCAATGTTCTCACTAGGATTGGTAGAGAACTTTTAAAAGATATAGTAGAACAAGAAATAGGCTACTACAAACTATCTTTAAGCGATACTCAATCTAATATTTACGGAGAAGCTACAGATAAAGTTTATTTAGACCCAGTTAAATTTAATTGTCTTATTACTAGAGGAGATCAAGTAATAGATGTAGATGAATTTGGTCCAGATTTAAATAGAGAAGCCTCATTTGCTTTCATAAGAAAAGATTTAGTAGATGCAAATGTAGTACCTGAAGTAGGTGATATAGTATTTTGGCATGAAGACTATTACGAAGTAGATACAGTAAGAGAGAACCAATTATTCATAGGTAGGGATAGTAGCTATAATTTAACCGATTATGGTAGTAAATTTGGTTCTTCTGAATCTATAATAGTAGACTGTCACTTGACAAGAGCAGAAAAAGTAGGAATCCAAAGAGTAAGATAAATTATGGCTAAAAGAACTAGAATAGTACCTAAAAGACAGTCTCAATTATCGCAAGACTCTATCAAGACTTATAATAATTCTCAAAAACAACCTACTCCTGACGTTTTAAAAAAGAATAGAGGGTATAATAGATCAGTAAAAGGTGACGATGTTAAACAATTCCACATTGGATTAAGAGATATTGATGAAACTATAATTTATTATTTTAATAATGTAATTAAACCTTCGGTTACTAGGAATGGAAAAAGGGTTAATGTACCTATTCTATACGGATCCCCTGAAAGATGGAAAGCAGTTCAAAAAGACGGCTTCTATAGAGATAAAAACGGTAAAATACAAACACCGTTAATAATGTTCAAAAGAGATTCAGTTGAAAAAAATAGAAGTTTAGGTAATAAGTTAGATGCTAACAATCCAAATAACTTTTCTATCTTTCAAAAAAAGTATTCTAAGAAAAATGTATACGATAAATTTGCTGCTCTATCAAATAGAGACCCAGTTCAAGAATTATACGGTGTAATTATACCAGATTACGTTAATATTACCTACTCTTGCGTAGTTTTTACAGAGTATGTAGAGCAGATGAATAAAATAGTAGAGTCTATCAATTTTGCATCAGATGCTTATTGGGGAGACCCTGAAAAGTTCAATTTTAGAGCTATGATAGATAATTATACTACTTCAACTGAGATGACTCAAGGGCAAGACCGTACAGTTAAGACATCGTTTGAGATAAAAATGATGGGACACATAGTTCCCGATAGTATAAATACGTCTATAGCTAATATGAATAAGTTTTATTCAAAATCATCAGTAAAATTTGGTTTAGAAGTAGCAGGTACTGAAGAAATACTTAATGTTGCATCATCATCACCTGCTAGTCAAGCACCATCTGGTAGATTTTATGATTCATTTGCAGGAAGAGTAGAAACTACTATTAATCAAAGTGGAATGACTCAATCTGAACGTACTTATTTAGCTATAAATAAAGCTATAAGTAGCAATGGTTACGCAACTGTGATAAATGATAGTGATAACTCTATATTTTTTCCAGATGTTTCTATAGCAGTACCTCCTGCTAATTTTCCTACACCAACTATTGACGATTTTCAAGTTTTTATAAATGGATCTGCTGTGGCTAAAACTAATATTACTTCTATAGAAGAAGACGGTACACTTCTTAAAGTAGACTTTGCACCATCGTTAGGATTTGCTATAACTGATGAAATGGAAATAGTGGTAACAGGAAAATTAGTAGTATAATGGCGCAACTGTTTTGGGAACAAATAAAAAACGAATTACCTGAATTAGGAGAATATTTAACAGGTTCTCTTAATATTTCAGGCTCTTTTGCTACTACAGGATCGGTGTTTATAGATTTAGACGGGGTAGAAGAAATTTTTAACATAAAAGTAGGTGGAGAAGAAAAGTTAAAAGTAAATACTCAAGGTATTTTACAGTTTAATTCTCAATCAGTAACTCCAACACCAGTAGAAGGTGGATTATTTTATAGTTCTAGTAACGAATACTACTTTGGTTTTAATAATTAACTAATATTTATAATAAAACAATTAAAATTTTTGTATAGACATGGCAAAGTGGAAAAAATTAATAGTATCAGGGTCTAATATATCTCAATTAACAAATGACGCTGGGTACTTAACATCTGTAACAGCTCAAACCGCATTTGTATCTGCTTCAATAGGCGGTGTTCATCTTATAGCTGACAATCAAAACGGCCAGTTAACTTTCGCTACAGGAAGTAATGAAATTAACATATCAGGTTCAGCAGGTAACGATACTTTAACTTTTAGCTTAACAGGTGGATTAATATCAGGCTCAAGTCAAGTAGATATTAACTCTACTACTGGTGATCTTACTACATTAGGTACTGTAACATCTGGTAACGTAACAGCTATTTTGCCGTCCGGTTTAGTTTCAGCTTCAGCACAAATCGATCATGATTCAACTACTAACTTTGTAGCTGGAGAACACTTCTTACAATCTGCTATTACAACAGTCGGTACAGTTACTACCGGTGATATAGACGCACTACTACCTACAGGAACAGTTTCAGGTTCTATATCAGTTCCAAGTCAAGGTTCTATAAGTATTAATGGTATAACACACGATTTACAATTACAAACTGGCGATTCACCTACGTTTAGCGGTTTAACTGTAACTAACAATGCATATGTAGGAGGTAATTTAACCGTATCAGGTACTACAACACAACTTAATGTTACTAATCTAGATATAGAAGATAAATTTATACTTCTTAACTCAGGTTCTAGTTCGGTAGGTGATGAATCTGGTATTATATTTGGTGGATCAGGTGGTACAGCTCATTCAGGTTCAGCTATATTTTGGAATGGTGATTTTAATGGTAATGATGGAAGGTTAGCTGTAGGACATAATTTCGGAGCTAGCCAAGGTAATGGAGCATCTCCTGCTTATTATGTAGGTGGTGTATTTTCTGGTTCATTAGAAGATGCATCAGGTTCATTAGCTGATCATTACGGTAATATAAGAATAGAAGCTGGAGAAATATTTATATATGTATAGTATAATTTAAAAATAGTTTTATCAAAAAAAAGTTTATGGGATTAATAGAAAAAATAAAACCTAAGAAAGATGAGGGTCTTACAAAAAAAGAAGCAGAATTTATTCTTGCTAAATTAAGAACAGCAGATTTCAAAGGTAATGAATTTGAAATATTCTTCACAGTATTTAAAAAGATAACAGATCATATTAAAGCAATAAAATAAGTACTAGGTCCTTTGGGACCTTTTGCTATTTATAACTATATTATTGGCCCGTAAGGGAAGTGGGCAGGTAGTCCTGTAACCAACCGTAATAAAATTAGATATGCCGAACTGGAAAAAACTTATAGTAAGTGGCTCTGACGCTACGCTAAACTCTCTTGATGTAACTAACAATATAAGTGCTTCTAACTTATACGTTAAAGATGAGATAATACATCACGGAGATAGCAATACCAAAATAAAATTTACAGACGATAAAATTATCCTCAAAGCAGGAGGCTCTAATTTTATAGAACTAACTGAAGGCACTACTGATTTAATTACGATAAGTAAAAATGTAAGTTCTAGCGCTAATTTTATAGCTAACCATATAACAGCATCAGGTAATTTAGAAGTAGCCGGAAATATATCAGGAAGTGTAGATACAAACTTTTTTGGTGATGAATTTAATGCTCATGGTAATGATGCTAATTCAGGTTTTACAATTCTTTCTCTAGGTGGTAAACCTACTTTTTATGAAAGTAACGGTATACTAGAAATAGGTGCAAGTCCTAATACAGACCATA